TAACCAACCTCACGGGGGCTTCGGCCCCCGTGCTTTCATGTGGAGACATGCTATGGACCCTTATTCGGTTCTAGAATACTTAAAGAAAAAAGTTGCAGAACGTGAGAAAGATCTAGAGAATGTAGTCTTGTCTGGCTCAGTTGTAGATATTAGCCAGTACAAAGGCGTTATAGGCGAGTTACGGGGACTCTCGTTTATACGTTATGAAATACGGTCCCTGCTAGAGAAAATGGAGAAAGCTGAGAATGTCTAACGTCTTCGTGCCGAAGCATATTCGGGAAGAAGAAGCGGCTGCTGCGGCGGCGGCTTCAGTTAAAGACGCATACGTCCGTTTGGACCCCACCAAGTTGGATCAAGACGAACTTGATCGACTGCCTACTCCGTCCGGTTGGCGCATTCTGGTTCTGCCTTACGCAGGTCCGTCTGTCAGCAAGGGCGGAATCCTGATGACAGATTCCTACCAAGACCAGCAAAGCCGCACCACCGTGGTCGGTTACGTCGTGTCTATGGGTTCTGAAGCCTATGGCGACGAGCGGAAGTTTCCGTCCGGCCCATGGTGTAAGAAGGGAGACTGGATCGTATTTGGCCGATATGCCGGTGCTCGTTTCAAGATTGACGGCGGTGAACTCCGTTTGCTCAATGATGACGAGGTACTAGCTGTACTATCGGATCCTGACGCAATTTCACACGTATAAGGACGTGCTATGGTAGACGAAAAAATACAAGACGAAAATGAAGAGACCGTCGTCGAACTTGAAAGTGAAGAAACCGAAGAAGCAAGTGCTGAGCCCGAAGTTTCTACAGAAGCCAAAGCGGACGACGATGAGCTAGAGAATTACAGCGAGTCTGTCCAGAAGCGCATCAATCGCTTGACGAAGAAGATGCGCGAAGCGGAGCGTCGCGAGCAGGAGGCTTTGGCCTTTGCTCAGGGCGTGAAAGGCGAAATGGACAGTCTCAAGACCCGTATGAAGGAGCTGGACACCAGTTACAGCACCGAGTACGAAGGTCGTGTTACAAGCCAACTAGACGCCGCGAAGCGTGCGTTTAAGGAAGCCTATGAGGCTGGCGACGTTGACAAGATGGCTGAAGCCCAGCAGCTCATGTCCAAGATCACGATTGATCAGGAACGGCTGCGGTTGTATCGTCAGAATCAGCCCAAGGCGGAGACGGCGGCTGCACCACAGCAGCAGTCAGCTCCGGCGGCTCCGCGTCCGACCCCGGATGCCAAGGCGCAGGCTTGGGCAGAGAAGAACGATTGGTTCGGTACGAATGAACGCATGACGCACATGGCATTCATAACACACCGAGAACTTGTAGAAGATGAAGGATTTGACCCATCGTCTGATGAGTACTATGATGAGCTAGACCGGAGAATGCGTCGGGACTTCCCGAACCAGTTCTCTGCACAAACTGAATCGAAGCCTGCGGCAACCAAGCCCGCCCAAACCGTCGCAAGTGCTTCGCGTAAACCAACAAGCAATGGGCGCAAGAGCGTAAAACTCTCCAAGAGTCAGGTGGAAATCGCCAGACGACTAGGGGTCCCGCTCGAAGAATATGCACGTTACGTGAAGGAGGCATAAGATGGCTGAGTTCGAAATTGAGAAAAGCGATCGCGCCCCTCGCGCTAAAACTACTCGCTCTGATATGGAGCGCAGGAAACCTTGGCGTCCCCCGTCACTTCTGGATGCGCCTGAACCCCCAGAGGGGTACAAGCACCGCTGGATTCGTGCGGAGATGGTAGGTCAGGAAGACCGTAAGAACGTGACAGCTCGTCTCCGTGAAGGATTCGAACTGGTACGTGCTGAGGAATATCCTGACTTCGAAGCTCCGACTATCGAAGAAGGCAGACATGCAGGTGTCATCGGTGTAGGTGGGTTGCTGCTAGCAAGGGTTCCGGTAGAAACAGTCCGAGAACGTAATGCGTATTTCGCGGGACTGACTGAAAGTCAAATGGCAGCAGTGGACAACGATATGCTTCGTGAAGCACATCCGTCCATGCCGATCAGTAAACCTGATCGACAGTCTCGAGTTTCGTTTGGAGGCTCGAGGAAGTAACCACTTAATGGAGATTAACCATGGCTAATGTTGACAACCCTAATGGTTTCACTCCTGCGTACCACCTGACCGGCGGTACCATTCGTCAAAAGGAGTATCGTATCGCTGACGATTACGCTACTCGCATTTCGAATGGTGACGTAGTAAGCCTTTCCACTGACGGCACTATCGTCATTGGTGCAGCTTCTACCCCGGCGATCGGCGTATTCGCAGGTTGTTCTTTCACCAAAGACGATGGCGAAATCGTATTCAGCCCGTACTGGCCTGCTTCGCAGTCCGTAAAGGGTTCTTATGCGACCGCATATGTCTTCGATGACCCGATGATCGTTTATCGTGCACAGTTCTCCGGCGCTTCTGGCATCGGCGTACTGGGCGGTACCTTCGATCTTCTGCCTACTGGCAGCACCGCAAGCAATGGTCGTTCTGTAATGGAAATCGACTCTTCAGACGCTACTGACGTTCTGTTGCGTGTACTGGACTTCGTCGCTTCTCCGAGCAACGATCCGGCATCCGACAACGCTGAAGCTTATGTCGTGATTGCTGAGCACCAGTTGGCGTTCTCCGCAACCTCTGGCGACATTTCTTAAGGAGCTGAATCATGGCAATTAATCGTGCACAACTCGTAAAAGAGCTGGAACCGGGCCTGAACGCTCTGTTTGGAATGGAGTACAACCGTTACGCTGAAGAGCATAAGGAAATCTTTGACGTCGAGTCTTCTGACCGTGCGTTCGAAGAAGAAGTAATGCTCTCTGGCTTCGGTGAAGCCTCGGTCAAGGGCGAAGGCGCTGGCGTCACTTATGACACCGCGTCTGAAGCTTGGACCTCGCGTTACCAGCACGAAACGATCGCGCTGGCATTTGCGATCACTGAAGAAGCGATCGAAGACAACCTGTATGACAAGCTGTCTTCCCGCTACACCAAGGCGCTGGCACGTTCCATGCGTCACACCAAGGAAGTTAAGGCTGCCGCTGTTCTGAACAACGGCTTCTCCTCTTCCTACACCGGTGGTGACGGCAAGGAACTGTTCGCTACGGATCACCCGCTGACCTCTGGCGGCAGCCTCCGTAACGAACCGTCAACCGCTGCTGACCTGAACGAAACCTCACTCGAAAATGCACTGATCGATATCGCTGCATACGTCGATGAGCGTGGTCTGAAGGTTGCTATCAACGCTCAGAAGCTGATCATTCCGTCTCAGCTCCAGTTCGTTGCCGAGCGCCTGATGCGTTCTGAAGGTCGTGTAGCTACCGCTGACAACGACATCAACGCTGTACGTAGCATGGGCTTCTTGCCGGGCGGCTACACTGTTAATCATTACCTGACTGACAGTGACGCTTGGTTCATCAAGACCGATGCTCCGAACGGCATGAAGATGTTCAACCGTTCCCCGGTCAAGACCTCAATGGAGGGGGACTTTGAGACCGGCAACGTTCGCTACAAGGCTCGTGAGAGATACTCTTTCGGCTGGAGCGACCCACGCGCTATGTACGGCAGCCCCGGCGCAGCGTAATAAATCAACTACTTAGGTTGATTGAGAAGCCCCTCTTCGGAGGGGCTTTTTATTTTCTTGACAAAGCCTCCTGACTACCTATTATTCCCTGTATCAAAACACAGGAGAATCAACATGGGGTTACCGCAAACAAGAGAAGCTGCTCGTGAAATCGGCTCTGAGTTTTATTTCACAGGCAAACCTTGCAAACACGGACATTTTGCCCCGCGTATAACCGCACGAGGGGAATGCGTAGAATGTCGCAAAGAAGGTTGGCAAAGAGAAAACGAAAGGCGCAGAGCGCTACCTACATCCGAGGCTATGAAAGCCAGTCAACGGCGCTATTATGAGCGGAACAAACTCTTGGTGATAGCTAAAGCGCAGGCACGCTCGACGGAAGACAAACAGGCATATCGGCGCAAGTGGAAGCAAAACAACCCAGAGCGCAATCAGGCCAACAATAATGCGTGGAGGCGGAGACAAAAAAATGCTACCCCCAAGTGGCTTACGAAAGAGCAGCGCCGTTCGATCAACCATACTTATTTGTACGCCAAGCATATGACAGAACTTACGGGCATCAAGTATGTAGTCGATCACATAATTCCCTTGCGAGGGGAAAACGTGTGCGGCCTCCATGTTCCTGAAAACTTAAAATTGCTCACCCACGAAGCTAATTGTAGGAAATCTAACAAGCATTAAGTCGCCAAAACCCGCTTGACTAGAATATCTAGCAGGCGTATAAAACTCGTAGGTTCTGGGACATCCAGCCATATCGACCGACCCAGCGGACTTTGCAGAGACGATATGGTTAGTGCTGCAACACGGAGAT